GGTAATTCGCACCCCGAAGTTTCGCTAGTTATGAAATTTTGCTAAGGGGGTTGTACGGTAAACATTGACTCTATCGGCACGCAGGCGGACCTCGCAAATCTCATAGGTGTTTCGCAGCAATCCGTGTCCGACCACGAAGCGCGCGGGCATTGGCTGCGCTCGCAAACTTTGCGCGAGCAGGTTCAGGCGTACTGCGAACACTTGCGCGAAGTCGCCGCCGGTCGCTACACCGACGATGAGGATTTAGACCTTGCCACCGAGCGCGCAAAACTCGCGCGCGAGCAGCGCGAAAAGCTGCGCATGCAAAACGAGGTGACGCGTCGCGAGCTCGCGCCAGTTACCTTGCTCGCGGAGTGTTTTGCGAATGTGTGCCAGCAAGTGGCCGCGCAGCTTGACGCGGTGGTGCCCAGGCTCAAACGAAAGCACAACCTAGACCACGCAGTGTTGCTAGATATTGAAACAGAGATCGCGCGTGCGCGCAACACGGCTTCCGATGCGCAGTTTGACCCAGACGGCAACAACGAGGCCGCTGCCGATAGCGAAGAACCCATCGAAGATTTAGAGGCCGCATAGTGGACCTATCCGAAATTCACCGCGCTACTGCCGCCGGGCTTGCGCCGCTCAAAGTCAACCCGCCCGAGCGCATGGCAATTTGGGGCTCAAAACACTTCTACCTCTCATCGGAGAGTTCGCAGGTAGAGCAGCGCTGGAGCCCGTGGCCTTTTCAGTCTTTCATCATGGACTGCATGGGCAGCGATGAAGTGGAAGAGTTCGCCCTAGCCAAAGCCGCGCGCGTGGGGTACACCAAGATTTTGCTGTGCGCGATTGCCTACTTCGCCGTCAAGCGCCGCAATCAAATCATCTACCAGCCCACCGACGACGATAGCGACGAGTTTGTAAAGACTGAGTTTGAGCCGGTAGCCGCAGACATGCCCGCGCTCAAAGCCGTGTTCCCCTCATTCATGGCGAAGCATAAAGACAACACGCTTCGCCAAAAGCGCATGCTCGGGTGCATGCTGCATTTTCGTGGGGGCACTGCCGCCAAAAACTACCGCCGCCTCACCGCTGGCGTAGTGAACATGGACGAGATCACGCAATTCCCCAGCAATGTAGACGGTCAAGGCTCGCCCGTGCGTCTCGCGAAAAAAAGGCTAGAAGGCGCAACCTTCCCAAAGTTCAACAACGGAAGTACCTGCGGCATTCTCGGCTACTGCTTAATAAGCATGTTGGTCGAAGCGTCCGATGAAGTTTTCACGCCGCAGATACCATGCCCACACTGCGGCGAATTTCACCCGCTCACATTCGGTGGACGCGATGAATCGCACGGCTTCAAATGGCAATCGTATGTTGACGAACACGGGGCCGACCGCCTACACGTAACCCACCTCTGCCCGCACTGCGCCGCACACTACACCCAGCAAGAATACTTTTCCGTGTGGAAGCGCACCGAATGGCGCAGTGAGCGCGGCCTACGCGCCACGCCTGATTTCAAGTTTCAGCGCATCGCCGATGGCGCGTATGTGCCAACCCCCAAGCGCATCGGCGCGCGTGGTTTGTGGACGGCCTACAGCGAGCAGGCCACATGGGAATCCATCGCCGAGGAATACATCGCCGCTGCGCGCAAGCAAAAGCAGGGCGACGACTCGCTTATGCGCAGCTTCGTCAACCTCACCGCAGGCCGCCCGTTCGAGATCAAATCAACGCAAGCCGACGCACACGCCCTCGCCACCCGCGCCGAAGACTACGCCCTACGCACCGTACCGATGGGCGCGCTGCGCATTACCGCAGGGGTAGACATTCAAGACAATCGCTTTCACGTATGCGTCTGGGCGTTTGGCCGCGGCGAAGAGATGTGGTTGATCGACCGCGTTGTTTTCAGCGCAAACCCAGCCGACGAACGCGACTGGGAAAAGCTCGCGCTCTATTTGTTCGAAACCACGTTCACGCACGCCGCAGGTACGAAATTAAAAATCGAGGCCACCGCAGTAGATACCGGCGGGCACTTCACCCACGAGGTCTACCGCTTCTGCGCCAAGTACAGCGCGCGCCGCGTCTACGCCATTCGTGGCGACACCAAATACGGCATGCCCATCAAAGGCAAAGGCACATCGGTAGATGTGAACTACAAAGGCAAAGTCGCCAAAAAAGGCGTAAAGCTCCACCACGTCGGAACTGACACCGCCAAAGACCTTATGTACTCCCGCCTGCAATTGCGTCAGGCTGGGCCCGGCTTCGTGCACTTCCCGAAGTTTGAAGACTTAAACGACTTTCTGGATCAGCTCACCGCAGAAAAGCGCATCCCCAAACGCACCGCCCGTGGCGAGCAATGGGTGTGGGATTGCCCGGCGGGCAAACGCAACGAAGACTGCGACGCAACCAACTACGCCTTATTCGCCGCCCACTCGCTCGACATCAATAAATTCAGCGATCGCATGTGGGACAAATACGAAGCGCTCGTCCAGCCGCCCACAGGCGAGCTATTCGACCAAATACCTGCGGCGCAAACCCAGCCAGTTTCAGAGCAAATCGCCGCGAAACCAGTGGTATCAAAACCCCAAACCAACAACGAATTTGCGAGCGATGCATGGCTGAGCCGGATGTGATTAAGGAAGACGCTACCAACAAGGTGTGGCGTGGGGTTATCAAAGCCGCCGTTGCGCACGATTGCGGCATGGCTGAGTCTATCGCGGGGCCGTTGGCTGAGCTCATCATCCAGGGCATCTATAAGCGCCTCGGTGGGCAGCGCATGTACGTGCCCGCGCTCACCGATCATGAGGGGCGCGCGGCGCGTATCAAAGCCATGTTCACCGGGGCCAACCATAAAGAGTGCGCGAAAAAAGAAGGCATCAGCGTTCGCCACGTTCGTAGGCTTTTGGCGCAAAACAAGTAGTGACATTGTTTGCCTAGAAATGTCCACGCGCCCTAGCAATACTTTGGCGCATGCGCACCTTAGCCGAATCCATCGCCCTCTACGAAGCCGCCGAGCTTCAAATCCTCAGCGGTCAAGAGTATGAGTTAGACGGGCAGCGGCTGCGAATGCCCGATCTAAAGCAAGTGCAGGCTGCGCTAGAGTCATTGCGAAAGCGGCTCAGCGCAGAAACGGCGGCCACCAATCGCGTGCCCACGCTCGGCGGCATGGTCATGAAACAAGCCAGCTTCGGGCCCTAGCCGCGTGTTTGATCGCATAGGCAATTTCATTGATAGCGCAGTGGGCGTATTCAGCCCGCGCGCTGGGCTCATGCGCGCGCATGCCCGTGGCGTACTCGCGCAATACGATGCTGCAAAGCCGAGTAAATCGCGCAAGTTTGAGCGCGGCGGTATGTCGCAAAACCAGCTCGTGGAGCAAAGCGCCGAGGCCATCCGCAATCAAGCCCGCGCCCTAGAGCGTAACCATGATATCTCGCGCGGCGCAATCGCCACGCTGGTCAACAACATCGTAGGCGCGAACGGCATCGGCATCGAGCCCACACCCCGCCGTCGCGATGGAACGATCCACGAAGAGTACGCCAAAGCCCTGCGCACCGCGCACGCCAATTGGAAAAAAAATCCAGAGGTAAGCTGGCAATACAGCGAAAGCCAAGCGCAGCGCCTAAGCGCGCGCCGCTGGGTGGTAGACGGAGAGTGCTTCAAACAACACATCGTAGGAGCAGTGCCCGGCCTAGACCACGGCACGCGTGTGCCCTACTCATACGAACTCATTCCCGCCGATTTGCTATCGCTTACGTTCAACGACGAAAGCAAAGGCATTCGGCAATCGGTAGAGCGCAACGCGTGGGGCAGGCCCCGCGCGTTTCACGTACTCAAAAGCGATCCCGCCGAGAGCACGTTGTTTGCGCAAAACACCAAACGAATCAGCGCCGATTTCATTACCCAGTTAGCCACCTTCGATCACATCGGGCAAGTGCGCGGCATGTCCATGTTCGCCTCGGTGGTTACCCGCTTGGCCGATATCAAAGACTACGAAGAGAGTGAGCGCGTCGCCGCAAAGGTCGCCGCTGCACTCACCGCGTTTGTGCGAAAAGGTGCGCCCGATGATTACGGCAGTTCAAGCACCGGCGGTGTAGAAGGCTCCGAAACAGGCAACAGCACCGCGCGCGATTTGCGCCTGCAGCCCGGCACGATTATTGATAACTTAGGCCCCGGCGAAGAGATCGGTTTAATCAATAGCTCGCGTCCAAATCCACAGGTTATTCACTTCCGGCAAGGGCAGTTGAAAGCCGCTGCCGCCGGGCTCAATGTTTCGTACTCAGCCTTCTCAAAAGACTACAGCGGCAACTACTCCGCGCAGCGTCAAGAGATGGTGGAGCAGTATGCTAACTACGCCGCGCTTACCGATGAGTTCGTGCGCGATGATGTAGAGCCATCCTGGAAGTATTTTGTAATGGCCGCAGATATCAGCGGCGTAGTGCCCCGCCCAAAAGATGTTGATCCGGCGTACATGTTCGATGCGCTTTACATCGCGCAGCAAATGCCGTGGATCGACCCGTTAAAAGAAATGCT